TTCTGGCGGCATGATCACCGGGCCAGGGACGGCCACCTCCGACTCCATCCCCGCCCTGCTCTCCAATGGGGAGTATGTGGTGCGTGCGGCCGCCGTGCAGCACTACGGCCAGCGCTTCCTGGACGAGGTCAACGCCATCCGCCGGCCGCGCTTCGCGGCCGGCGGCCTGGTGCGGCCCTTCTCGGCGCCGCCGCTGCGCTTGGCGGGGGGCGGTCCTGTCGCGGCGCCTGCGGCGGGTGGCGGCGAGGTGCGCGTGGTGATCGAGAACAACGGCTCACCAAAGGAGGTCGCAGATGCCCAGGTCGGGCAGACGCCGACGGGCCTGGTGGTCACCATCGTGACCGACGACGTCAACCGCGGCGGGCCCATCACGAAGAGCCTGGCGCGGACCTTCAATCTGCGGAGGGGCGGCTAGATGGCGGCCACGTGGCCCACCTACGGCCACCTGGCCCTGGACCGCTACGGCGAGGAGCCGGAGTCCGCCCTGGTGCGTACCCAGATGGAGAGCGGCCCGCCCAAGCAGGCCATGGTGCGTAGCCGGGCCATGGTGGGTCGGCCCGTGACCTACGTCTATAGCGACTCGGAATACGCGACCTGGAAGACCTGGTTCCGAGACACCATCGCCCGCGGCGCGGACTGGTTCAACTGGACGGACCCGCAGGACGGCGTGGTGAAGCTGGCGCGCATCCGGGGTGGGGTCTACAAGTCGCGCGCGTTCACGCCCTCGCCCGGCGCCCCGCTCTCCTGGGAGGTGGCATTCACCGTGGAGACCTGGGACTGATGGCCAAGGGCTATTCCAGCACGCTCAAGGAGCAGCTCAACAGCACCTCGGCCACCGAGACGCCGCTGCTGCTGCTGGAGATCGACCACCCGGACCTCGCCGCGCCCGTCCGCGTGGTCAACGACAACCAGGACCTGGTGCACTTGGGCAACACGTTCACGGCCATGGCGTTCCGCGCCACCCTGCCGGACGACCGCGAGGAGGGCATGCCACGTGCGCGATTGGCCATCGACAACGTGGGCAAGGAGCTGGTGGCCTGGCTGGAGGCCTCCGGCGGCGGCCAGGGCGCCACGGTGCGCATGATGCAGGTGCTGCGCAGCGCGCCGGACACCATCGAGTGGGAGGTGACCATGGACCTCAGCAACCTGAGCATGACGGCGCTGGAGGTCAGCGGTGTGCTGAGTTTCGACGACCTGCTCAACCGGCCCGGCGTCACTCTCACCTATCGGCCGGAGACGGCCCCGGGGCTGTTCTGATGCACTGGGCGGAGCACTACGTCGGCGAGCCCTACATCGAGGGCGGCAACGACTGTGCCGCCCTGGCAGCGCGTGTGCAGCAGGAGGTGTTTGGGCGCCGCATCGCCCTGCCGGTGGAGCGCATGAGCGACTACCGCGGCTGGAGCCGCCAGATCGAGATGCACCGCGACGACTATGCCGACCCCGTGGATGCGCCGGCCGAGGGCGACGCGGTGCTCATGGTGGGGCGCGGCCGCCTGAACCACATCGGCACCTATTGCGAGCTGAACGGCGCGCCTTGCGTGCTGCACGCCATGAAGAGCGCCGGCCAGGTGGTGCTGCACCCCATCCGCGACCTGGGGCGCTACGGGCTCGAGGTGGAGGGCTATTACCGATGGCGCTGAGTCTGCCCAAACCGCCCGAGAATGAGCCGGCCGTGCCCGATCAGGCCAACCTGGTCTATTGCCCGCACCCCATCCTGGCCACGCGCGACCGGACCACGGTCCATGCGCCGTTTCTGCCGGGTGAGTCCATCGCCCGCTACCTGGCGCGCATCGGCCTGGAGCTGCCCGGCCCCGTGGTGCTGTACCTCAACGGCAGAGAGATCTGCCGCGATGTCTGGCGCGATACATTCCCGGCCAGCGGCGACTTGATCACGGTGCGCGCCCGGGTCCAGGGCGGCGGAGACGGCAACAAGGTGCTGCGCACCGTGCTGCAGATCTCCGTGCTGGTGGCGGCCATCACCTTCGGCGGTCCCCTGGGCGGGGCGCTGAATCTCGGCCTGGGCGACGCCGTGGCCACGGCGGCAGGGACGGCGTTGATCCAGGTGGGCGGCACGATGCTGGTCAATGCCCTGGTGCCGCCGCCCGCGCCCACCCTCAAGAATTCGGCAGGGGAGGATGTCAGCCCCACCTATGCGCTGACCGGCGGCGCCAACCGCGCCCGGCCCTACGCCCCGCTGCCGCTGGTGATCGGCAGCCACCGCATCTTCCCGGACCTGGGGGCGCGGTCCTATACCGAGTTCCTGGGGGACGACCAATTCCTATACCAGGTGTTCGACTTCGGGCTCAGCGACATGACGCTGAGCGACTACCGCATCGGCAACACGCCGCTGGCCTCAGATGCCTCGACCATCGACGGCTCGTTCAACGACGTGCAGATGGAGGAGTCCGGGCCGGACGGCGCGCTGACCATCTTCCCGGCCAATGTGGACACCATTGCCGGTGGCACACTGACCGCGGCCGCGGGCTGGATCAGCCGGACATCGAGCGCGAATTCCACGGCCCTGGCCGTGGATATCACCGGGCTGCTGTTCTTTGCAGCGAACAAGGGCCTGGAGCCCATCAGCGTGACATTCGAAATTGAATATGCCACGGCCGGTTCCGGTCTCTGGCAGCCCTGGTTCGACACCGGCAACCAGCTCACCATCACCAACGGCGACCGCAAACCGCTGCGCTACAGCTACCGGCGGGACGTGCCCGCCGGGCAGTACGACGTGCGCATCCGCCGGGTGACGGCAGATGCCACCAACCCCAAGGAGACCTCGGATTTCTCCTGGCAGCAGCTGCGCAGCTACCAGGCGGATGGCGCGGATTACACGGGCCAGAAGCGCCTGGCGCTGCGCATCAAGGCCACCTCGCAGCTCAACGGCCAGGTGGACAGCCTCTCAGCCATGGTGTCGGCCCGCTGCGACGCCTGGAGCGGCACGGCCTGGGTGACTCAGGCCACCAGCAACCCGGCCTGGTGGTTCCGCTGGCTGGCGCTGGGCAAATTCGACGCCAACGGTCAGCGCCTGTTCGGGGCGGGGCTGCCGACCACGCGCATCGACGAGCAGGCCATCAAGGACTGGGGCGCCTGGTGCGACCTCAAGGGCCTGAGCTGCAACCTGGTGTTCGACCGGCCCATGAACGTGGACGAGATGCTGGTCACTATTGCCCGCTGCGGACGGGCCACGCCCACCTGGTCCAGCGGCAAGCTGGGTGTGGTGTGGGACGAGGACAACCGGCCCGCGGTGGCGGTGTTCGGCATGAGCAACATCGTGCGCGATTCTTTCCGCATTGAGTACGCCACCGGCAAGATCGCCGACGAGGTGGTGGCGCGGTTCATTAACCCGGCCCTGGACTGGCAGCCGGACACGGTGCGCGCCGCCGTGCCGGGGGTGGTCAACCCGGTCAATCCCGTGACCATCGACCTGTTCGGGGTCACGGACAAGAACCAGGCGGGCAAGGAGGCGCTGCTGCTGGCCGCGGCCCAGCTCTACCGCCGGCGCCGGGTGGTATGGGAGACCGACATGGAGGGCCTGGTGGTGGACCGCGGGGATGTGGTGACTCTCTCCCACGACCTGACCCAATGGGGGTATTCCGGCAGGCTGGTGGCCGGCACCACCACACAGCTCACCCTGGACCGGCAGGTGCCGTTTACCGCCGGCCAGCAGCACTATGTGGGGGTGCGATTCCCAGACGGCAGCTACGGTGTCTATGACGTCAACTACCAGACGGGCCCCAGCGACACCCTGTCGTTGGGCGCGCCGCTGCCCAGCGCGCCGGACAGCGACCCCAACCACCCGCCGATGGACTACCTGTGGTTTTTCGAGCCGCAGCCAACACCGGGGAAGAAGGTCAAAATCGTCGACGTGCAGCCGCTCAACGAGCACCGCGTGCGCATCACCGCGGTGGACGAGGACCCCAACTACTACGCGGCCGAGAACAACCCCTTCACCTACGTCACGCCGCCGACCTACGGCAACCAGTTCCCCACGGTCTCCGACGTGCAGGTGGGGGACACGCTGATCCGCATCGGCGCCGGCTTCGGCACCCGCGTGGCGGTCTCCTGGAACGTCACCGGCGAATACGGCGGGGCCTGGGTGCGCTACCGGTTCACGGGTCGCCCCTGGGTGATGCTGGGCAGCACCACGGCGCGGGCCGTGGAGTTCGACGTGGACGCGGCCGGCACCATCGAGATCGAGGTCAGCGCATTCAACAAACGCGGGCGCATGGGCAGCGCCAGCACCCAGCTGGTGAGCTACGCCATCGTGGGCCAGGCCGCCGTGCCCGAGGATGTGACCAATTTCACCGCCACGCTGCAGGAGAACGGCATCCTGCTGGCCTGGAACGATGTGCAGGACATCGACCTGCGGGACTACGAGCTGCGCCTGGGTGCGGATTACGCCAGCGGGCAGGTCATCGACCGCACCAAATCCAACACCTATCTCTACCGCATGCTGGTCGCCGGCAGCTACACGTTCGGCATCGAGGCGCGGGACACCACGGATCACGTCTCTGCCAACCCGGCCTACGTGGCGCTGACCATCAACGCGCCGGGGGCGCCCACGGTCACCAACCGGTTCGAGGGGCCCAACGCGGTCATCGAGTGGGCGGCGAGCGCCGGGGACTTCCCCATCGTCGAGTACGAGGTCCGCACCGGCAACGATTTCGCCACCGCCACGTATGTGGCGCGCATGAAAGGGTCCAGCTTCATGTTCAAGGCCGACTGGATCGGCACCAAGCGGTATTGGGTGGCCGCCATCGACGCGGCCGGCAATATCGGCGCGGGTGGCTCCATCGATGTGGTGGTGGTCGCCCCGGGCCAGCCCAGCGTGAGCCAGCAGGTGATCGACAACAACGTGCTGCTCACCTGGAGCGCCACCCCGGGCACGCTGCCCATCGACCACTATGAGGTGCGCAAGGGGGCCGTTTTCGCCACCGCAGCGGTGGTGGGCGAGCACGCGGGCACGTTCGCGCCGCTGTTCGAGACCCAGTCCGGCACCTATACCTATTGGGTGGTGGGCCGGGACTCGGCGGGCAACTACGGCACTGAGGCATCGGTGGTGGCGGCCGTCAACGAGCCGCCGGATTACATCCTTAAGCAGCGCTGGTTCAGCGCCTGGGCGGGCACCAAGACCAATGCCCTGGTCAAGGCGGACGGTCATCTACTGGTGCCGGTGGTGCCGACGGACAGCTATCAATCCCATTTCACCAACAGCGGCTGGAGTTCGCCCCAGGACCAGATCAATGCCGGGTTCCCCTACTACATGGAGCCGTCGCTGACCACGGCGAGCTACGAGGAAACGTTCGACTACGGCACGGTGCTCAAGGGCACCCTGGTGAGCGCGGTCATGAACGCGCTGACCATCGCCGGCAGCACCACGGTGACGCCCACCATCTCGGTGCGCAAACTGGCCACGGACCCGTGGACGGACCACGCTGGGCTGTGGCAGGTGTTCGCCACGGATTTTCAGTTCGTCAAGGTGAAACTGGATTTCACGGCGGCAGCCGGCGACGACCTGCTGGAGCTGCAGTCGCTGGAGTTGCGGCTCGATGTGAAACGCAAGAGCGACAGCGGCATGGGCACAGCCAATGCCGCGGACCCTGGCGGCACCACGGTGCTGTTCAACCGGGCGTTCATCGACGTGGAATCCATCAACGTCACCGCGCAGGGCGCAGCGGATATGTTCGCCACCTACGATTTCGTGGACACACCCAACCCCACGCAGTTTTCTGTTTACCTATTCGACCGCGCAACCGGGGCCCGGGTGAGCGGCAATTTTTCCTGGATCGCGGAGGGACTATAAATGGCCGACTGGAATTCACCGGCGCTGACCGATCTCTATCAGGATTTTCTGACCTCGCTCAAGGCCAGGGACGACGACCTGGCCACGATGTTCGATACGGGCACGCCCACCAACATCCCCACCAACGCCGTGCGCTGGAACAGCGCCAATGCCCGGTTCGAGCTGTGGAACGGCACGGCCTGGGTGGCGCTCTCGGCCCTGTACCAGATCAAGGCGGTCAATGCGGGCAATGCGGATACCGTGGGCGGATATTCAGCCGCTTCCCTGCTCAACAGCAACCTGATTCCTGCTGGCACCAAGATGGTGTTCTACCAGGCGGCGGCCCCTGCCGGATGGACCAAAGACACCGTGCAGAACGATAAGGCGTTGCGGGTGGTCAGCGGCGCCGGCGGCGGCAGCGGTGGCACCCATCCGCTCTCGACGCCGCCCAGCACGGCGCACACCCACACGGGGCCGAGCCATACGCACAGCGGCCCGAGCCACACGCATTCCTACAGCACGGTGATCGCCCATACCCACGCATTCACCACCGGCTCGGCGGGCAACCATTCGCATGGATATTCGGCCCAGTACGTCGACGGTTCCAACAGGACCAGGGCGAAAACGAATACGGCAGCCGGTCAATCTGACGTGCTGAACACCAATTCTGCCGGCGCCCACACCCACACCGGCACCACCAATTCCACGGGCTCCGCCAGCGGCACCACGGGAGCCGCCGGCACAGGCCAGACCGGCGCGTCCGGCACGGGCAACACCAGCAGCAACGGGCCGACGGCATTCGCGCCGCAGTTCATCGACGTGATCATCTGCACCAGGAACTAGGAGGACGTATGAGCATCGAGGTCGAAACCACCTGCCCGCTGGGGCACACCTGCGAGGAGGCCGTGGACGGCAGGCTGCGGCGCTGCGCCTGGTACACGCGCATCTCTGGCAAACACCCGCAATCCGAGGAGGTCGTGGATGAGTGGTGCTGCGCCATCGCCTGGCAACCCATCCTGATGGTGGAGATGGCCCAGACCAACCGCGGGCAGACCCAGGCCATTGAGATTCTGCGCGAGGAGATGGGGCGCGGCCAGAGCGAGTTCAACGCCCTGGTCGCCATGAGGATGAACCAACTGCCGAAGGGGGAGTCATGAACTGCATCGCACCGCACTGGATACGGTTCCGCCACGCCATGAGCATGAAGAACGCGGACTACTACGAGGGCCACGCCTGGGTGAACGTGTTTGCCGAGGCCCTGCGCTGCCTGGGCGTGCCGGAGGGCATCATCAAGGCCAGGATCGGCGGGCGTATTGGCCTGCCTCATGTGCTCAGCGCCCTGCCGCCGTGGGGGCTGGTCTATCTGTCCATCCTCAAGCACTACCTGCGCGCCAGGAGGCGGGGGAGATGAAGCTGCGGGAGATCCTGGATAAGATCCGGCCGTTCGCCTCGGTGGCGGCGCAGTTCATCCCCGGCGGACCGGCGGTGGTGGCCGCGGTCAACGCCGTGCTGCCACCCGAACAACAGCTGCCGGAGAATGCCAGCGGGGGGCAGATCCTGACGGCCGTGGACAGCCTGCCGCCTGACCAGCGGGCCTCGCTGATGGAGCGCGAGATCGACCTGCAGATCGAGCAGGAGCATGGCTGGACGGACCGCTACAAGGCAATGGCCGAGGCGGACGGCCAGTCCACACGGCCCCGGATCGCGCTGATGATGGCGCGGTTGTTCGTGGCCGAGACGGCGGCGTTCGTGGTGCTGCTGGGATGGGGGGCCTACCAAGACGGGGTCGCGGCGCTGAACCAGCCCTATCTCTGGACCGTGTTCACCGCCCTGACCGCCCTGCCCGCCGGCCTGTTGGGCAAATATTTCGGCGAACTGCGCCGTGAGCAGGCCAACCGCCTGGGTGTGCAGCGGGCCGGGCCGCTGGCGGCGTTGATGGGGTTGCTGCGGAAATGATGGAGATGCTGGCAGAGGCTGTGCTGCTGGCCTTTGCCGTGGGGTGTGTTGTTGGTTTTGTTCTAGGGTCTATCTGCAATCGATAGGTGCTATTTCTTTTTTTTGCCAGATAAAGTCCTGAAGTAACCGCCGTGCACTTTCCCTTCTTTCCGCTTAATGCTTTCGTCTACACTTCGCGTCACAAATTCTGATATCTCGCGAGCTCGACGCACGGCACGCTCGCGCTCTTCTTTTGTTGCCATCTCTAATGATGCCATTATTCTTCCCTCCTTTTTCAATCCGCCCCTTGATCAACTACTCTGTCCCTTTCCCTCTGCGCGCCTTAATCCTTCTCTTTCCATATCGAACCGAAGCGCGAACTCCTTAACAATCTCAACATGATCTTCTTCTTCGTCCCTTTTGAAGAAAGAAGGCCTATCAGAAGATAATGTCACGACGCCGACCTTTTCTCTCGTACTTCCACCGCAAAATGTATAACTAAACAAAGACTTGACAAACTCCCTTTGTGAGGGGGAGAAATATGTTATTTCATCTGGTGATTCAAATATACATGGTTTCGACTCTACCCACGACCTCACGGGACAAGCACCCAAGTTCTCTAATGAGAAAAACTCTCTTTCTAGATCAGGATTTCCTGCATAGCTAGGAGTTCTCCCGTCGCCATAGTACCAGTACTTTACAGTTAGATATGTGCCGTCGTCGGAAAGTTCCTGATAAACAATCCTCAGCGTAGAAGGGGCGGCTTGATATTCGGAGTTTGCATAAAACTCATGGATCATCTGTAAAATGAGATAGAGGCTCTCTTTCCTAACCTTGGTTCCATCAAAATTATCATCAGATCTGAGCAATGTAAGCTTGCCGTTTACCAAGCTGCGTATAGCTTTTAACAACCATTCCTTATCTCTAAGTTTTCTCTCTAAATATAATACATCCTTCTTACTTTCACGGATGCCAAGAACAACGGCACTTTGGTGCAATGAGAGAAAGACAACGACAACAACACCAATAATGATTGAGGCAGAAGACGCTTGATTTTGGGTTTCTATATAGAATGCCACACCGGTAAGAACTGGTGTTATTGCAGCAACAATTTTATGATCTAAGTGATGAGAATAATCCTGTGTCCATTTTCCTAAAGAACCAACGAGAAAATCCCATAAGTATTTTATGCCAGATCCTATGCGTTTCATTAAATGAAGCGGCTGCATCCCGCCACCCTATTCTCTATACCAAGCTTCTTTGAAAAATATATTTGGCTCTATCCTATATACCGCCTTGCCATTTACCAACAGGATGCGGTAATGCTTATAGCCGTTATATCCGCCGAAACTGTTTCGAGCATTGACCTCGACTTCTACGATATAGCCAATATCTTCAATTCCTCCGCCAAGTGCCGGAGCTTTCCTGCTATAACCTTTATATGGGCCTTTCCAGTTTCTATATTTCGCAGTCTCTGGGTCTTTTAAGCGGAGATCGAAATACTCTTTTACGGCCTCTTTATAGTTTTCTGGCAACGGACCATAGTCTTCCTCACTCAGGCTCTGAGAGGGCGCTGTCGCACAACCATACAACAGTAGAAAAAATACAAAAGAGAAACTGAACATCCCTGCAACACGCATAGTTGACACCTCCCTATTCCTTGATCAGTTCGATAATGGCCTTCTTTTTTGCAGTAGACAGCGCCCTGAATCGGCGCAGGAGCTGGCGCTCGTCTGCCGACAGGGGCAGCAGGTCGTCGCTGTAGATGGGCGGCGGCGCGGTCTCCCCTACCCGGAGATCGGCGGCCATCTCACCACGGCCGGTGGCCAGCCACTCGAAGCTGACGCCAGTAACGTCTGCGATGGCAATCAATTTGTCGAGACCAGGAGTTCGGCTGGAAGGCCTATCTGGCGGTAGTTCCCAACTTATTGCTGTAGTTGGAGTCACCCCAACTCTCCTCCCGAGTTCTGACTTTGATAAGCCTGCCGACTTCCTTGCCCGTTTTATCCGAGCATAGAGATTCATCGACGGATTATAGCTGACAGCTATATTTTTCGTAATGCAGCATTTAGCTTGACATTTCATATAGCTCATTGCTATATATCCTCCCCATGACCATTGACGAATACATCGCTAAGAAAAATCTGACGCAGGAGGACTTCGCGCAGATGGTCGGCGTGAAGCAGCCGACCGTGCATAGCTGGATATACGGGAAGAAGTTTCCGGAGCCCCGGCATGTGCGCAAGATCGTCGAGGTCACGCAGGGCCAGGTTGGGTTCGAGGACCTATATAACCACCAGCAAAAGGGAGAAGCCGCATGATGCACAAGGTAAGCCTCAATCTGAATTTCGCCGGCGTGATGCTGCCGGTAGCGCAGGACGACCAGGGGCGAGACATCGTTCCTCTGAAGCCGATTTCCGATATTTTTGGTCTCCAATGGTCACGCCAGAAGAAGAAATTCGGCATAAAAGACGAGGCCTGCGGGGTACATATGTACCCCGCAGGTCCAGAGAAACCAGCCAAAACGGCCGGTGAATCTGCAGAAAATGGCACCGCAGACGAGCCAAAACCACCCTATCTCGCACGCCGTCTCGGCCTCTGCCTGGCGGAATTCAACTTCGCCGGCCAGTCCCGACAGATGTTGGCCATCCGCCTGGATCGGGTGGCAGCCTATCTCTACAGATTGAATCCTGAACAGGTGCGCACCGGTGGTAACGTGGACGGCGCCGACTTCCTGCAGCAGAAGCAGGAGGAGTGGGACGACGTGCTGCACCAATATGAGTCTGCCGAGGGCATTATGAGCCGCAACGAGCGCATGGCGCAGACGGCGCAGATCCAGGCCGCCCGCGCCCTGCTCTCGGCCATCAAGGAGAAGCGCGTGAGCGAGGACCCGCAGCAGCGCCTGATCCTGGAGCAGTTGATCCAGAGCATGGCGAGGAAGGTGGGGATCAGTTACCAGCCGGATATGCTGGATCAGGGAAAGACGAAATAATTTTTTACGGGCCCCAAATAGGGCCCATATAAATGCTACGCAGCAGGAGGATTGTGCTGCAATAGTGAAGTGCCCCGGCCGGTGTTGCAGCACCTGCCGGGGCGTGAGGCGACTGGCTTTCATTGGTACCTTGCACCTCGCTGTGGATATTACCACAGCATAGCCGGGCGCCTCTCTCAGTCATACGTGAACGAGGGGGGAGGAACCACATGCGGGGTATTCACTCGCAACTGGACGAGGCCAAGTGGGCCGTGGTCCATGAGTTTCCGCGCCAGGCGCGGCGCAAGTCGGGCGCCGTGGGGCTGGCGCCGCTGGTGGGGATGCGCCCCGGCACCCTCTCCAATAAAGTAAACCCGGAAATCGACACCCACCACCTGACGGTCGACGAGGCCGTCGCCATCCAGAACGCCGCCGGCGACTGCCGAATCCTGCAGGCCGAGGCGGCCATCCTCAACCATGCCGTGATCCCCCTGGGGGATTTTTCGCGCGTCTCCGACGTGGAGCTGCTGGACGCCTATGCCGTGTTGCATGCGCGCATTGGTGGTCATGCCCAGGCGATCCGCGACACGTTGATGGATGGGCGCGTGGAGCGCAATGAGGTGGAGCGGGTGCGCCACGAGTTTTTCGAGGTGGTGCAGGCGGGGTTTGCGTTTCTGATGAGGCTGGAGGGTCTGATCGATGATGACGGCGATTAAGTGGGCGGCGGTGTTCTATCTGTTGGCGGCCCTGCCGCTGGCTCTGGTGCTGGGTGTGGCCCTGGTAGGGCCGCTGTTCGTGGCCTGGCTGTTGTTCGACCGGCGGACGATGCCGTGAGCCGGACCAGGCGGCGGCCGTCCCCTCCCCCGCCGGCGCTGGCGCGCAGGGGGTTGAAGCGGGTGGTGGTGGAGCCGCTGCCGGAGGAGGCGGATTTCTCGGCGCTGATGTACATGATGTTTCGGGATCAGTTGATGGAGCGGTTTTTGGTGCCTGGAGAGGGTGATGCGGCAGCAGAGTCTACCGATCCTCCGGACGGAGACGTTTGAGGAGGCGCTGCAGGCGAGCCTGGCGCGCTGTGATCATCGGCTGCGCCTGGCAGGCCTGGAGGCCGCATTGGGTAACCCGCCGGTGAGGCGGTGTCTGGAAATCATGGCGGAGATCAGGCTCCGCCGGCAACGGGAGGGAGAATCATGAACTGCGAGAGGGCGAGCGTCCCGGCCGGGACGGTTTTTCAACTGCTGAATCTTGAATGGTTCGACGCGGAGCGGGCCGCCCGGGTGTGGGTGGAGCCTGGGGTAGCGCTGACGGTGGGGCCGGGCCAGGCGCTGACGGTGACCCTGGAGCCGCGGGCGGACGAGGCGGGTTACCGGGCGGTATATCAGACACCGCTGCGAACATATCACCACTGCGAGCCGCTGAGCCGCGAGATCCTGCTCCACGAGGCGGGTCTGATGATGGTGCCGCGTGCGGTGCGCCTGCTGCCCTGGGGCGGCCTGGATGCGCTGCTGATGGATTTCTACCAGCCCCTCGAGGGGCTGCAGTTGTTCGGTGTGTGAGGGAGTGGGAGTGTTCATTCCATGGTTTTGGCCCTGTCCCTGGTTTCCCTGGACTCCCTCCTCTCCCGCTGGGGGCAGGGCCGCTTTTTTTGTTGAGGCATAAACCGCAGGAGGTGACGCCATGAGTTACGAGAGACGGGTTTTCGAGCGCTACCTGACGGTGGCGGAGGAGAAGCGCCTGCTGGCCACGGTGGCGCGGGTGAACGATGTGCTGGCGCGCCGCGACCATGCCTGGATGCGTCTGTTGCGTCAAACCGGCATCCGCCTGGTGACGCTCACCGGGCTGACGGTGTTCGACGCCAGGGAGGCGCTGCGCACCCGATATCTGACCATCCGCCCTGACAACAACAAGGGCCATCGAGGCGGTCGGGTGTTTATCAACCGATCTGCACAACGGGCGCTGCGCGATCTGCTGGCGGCGCGGCGCGCCATGGGCTACGCCGAGCACCCCGACGAGCCGCTGGTAATGAGCCGCAACCACCGGCCCATGAGCCGCCGCAGCTACCAGGCGCGCATGTCCGCCTGGTGCAAGGCCGCTGGCCTGGAGGTGGACGCCAGCCCCCATTGGTGGCGCCACACGCTGGCCAAGCGCCTGATGAGCCAGAGCACGGCAGACGACCCGCGCGGCATCGTGCAACGCGCGCTGCTGCACCAGGACATCAAGACGACGATGGTCTACACCATGCCGGACCGGGACGCCTATGAGCAGGCGATGGAGGAGGCGTCGTGAGG